GATTTCTTTCATTGGATTTATATTGAGAATATGGTATTGGCTATCACCTCTATGGTGTAGGAGAACTATGATTAATATTTGCACACAACAACATTTTATTATGAGAGTTGTTGTGAGGTATCAATTGTATAAATATTTTGAAGTTCCTTTGTCATATCTCATTCAAGAGGAAGCTAGGAGTCAGATTCAAAGCTTCAGACCACCTAGATTAGCCCAAATATTGATAATTTGCACAACCATTTTTGGAATTCTCAAAATGGCATCTCAACTTGGTAGAACTACCAATTTTGCACAGGGAAACACAACTTCGCTACCGCAAAAGGCGTGGGATACTACCAAAAATTCTAGAGACATAGTAAATAAAAGGATTGGAAACAATCCCCAAGTTGCTACCAGAAAGAAGTTGAGTAGGAATCTACTTAAATTTGATGTGACATCTTTTGATAATTCTGGAAACAGGATTAAATGTATTAGGGGTATATGCTTTCTCATTAAAGGGAGGTATGCTCTTTTCCCCAAACATTACTTGGCTGGTGGAAATAGTTTTTCTTTACGGTGGAAACGCATCGATTCAACTGAAAAATTAGTCGAGTCGGGTAAAATTGAGTTCAATTTGAATTACCCTCAAATACATCCAGATTATGATTTGGCATCTGTTAAATTAAATTGTCAACCCGGTAAAGATATAGAAATGCATTTACCAACACAGAGTGCACAGAGGGTACAAGAGGCCATTGAAGGGAAGGTTGCCAAACTATGGACTTTTAATGAGTCAAAATTAGTAGTGTTGGACGGAAAACCTAGCACAGGAATTTCCGCTTGTAACATCCCTTACAAAGATGTTTCAGGAGAACATACTTTTACTAACTTAGTTATGTGCAAGCATACTTTTGAAAGTTATAGTGGAATGTGTGGTAGCTTAATTGTTATTGACAACACAATAGTAGGGATGCATGTTGCTGGAGCAGAAGGAATGTCCATGGGACTTTTCATAGTATTAGGAAAAGATGTTGTGGATGCACTAGTTCCAGAGGCATACGTAGCGCATGGAAATGAATTTTATGAATTGCCTTTTCCAGATCAGTGGGAACTATCTGAATTACATGAGCGTAGCAGATATAACTTTATTCATGGAGGAATTGCTAGAGTACATGGAACGTTCAAACACCATCAATCAAGTGTTAAGTCAAAACTAGTTAGAATGCCAACCGCAGAGAAAGTGGAAAGTTTTACAGGTTTCAGATTTGAAAAACCCATTTTCAAAAGACAGCAGACATGGGAAAGTGATCCTTTTCGAAATAATTTACTTCACGTGTTCGGAGAAAACCCAACAATTCCGCGAGATATTTTCAACTTAGCGGTTGAAATGTATAGAAACAGAATTGTAAAATTATCTTCAGAAGTAAAACCTCTAACGCTTCATCAGGCTATCAATGGTATTGATGGATCAAAATCCATCCACAGGATAAACATGCGAACAAGTACAGGTTATCCTTATTTTACACCTAAAAAGGAAATGTTAATTCCAGTTTATGTGGATGGAAAAAGCACTGATGATTGGGCTTTGCCTAATACATTGCAAGTACAGTATGATGTCATTTTAGATCAGTATAAGAAAGGCTGCACAGTGAGTCCCATATTTAAAGGTAGTCTTAAAGATGAAGCTACTGCTGCGGAAAAAGTTAGAGAAGGGAAACTTAGATTGTTTTCGTGTGCACCAATGGCGTGGTGCCTTGTTGTAAGGCAATATTTCCTACCATTAATAGAATTGTTACGAGACACCGAAGAATCTGAGATGGCAGTAGGAATTAATCACAGATCATCCAGATGGGGAACATATCCTAAACAACTAACAAGATTCGGTCCAACTCGTATAGTTGCCGGAGATTACAGTAAATATGATAAGTATATGGATTCTTTGGAT